CACCTGGTTCTTTAAGACCTTCTCGTGCAAGGTATTCTCTAAAATCTTTAAGCAAAGCATCTCGGTCTTTGTTTTTGGCCAGGGCCGTATAAATTGCTTCTACTGTGTCTAGATTTTCTCTAGTGGCTCGAGGACCTATGATCCACTGTGCCAACTGATCAGGATCTTGGCTCACTACTTTGTTGGTTTCTCTACTGATAACTCCATTGGATCCCACTTTAAGTCCATAGTGCTTGGCAATACTGCTCAACAGCACAGCACGGTTCATGCCTTTGTAAGCAGATCCTGGACCTTGACTGTAGTAAAAAGTTCCCCAATCCAGGTGATCAAAAAACATAAAATCTGTCTGTACAAATCCATTCTCCACCCGACCATTGATGGGTGTTTTGAAGTGTACTTCTCCTTTGGCCACTACCCAATCTTTGGGGTTGAGGTTATGGCTTACTGCCCATTTTGTCAGTCTGTCGGCCAACTGTTGTTTTGATATATCTGCTGTGTCGACTGCCAGGTCTAGGTCTCCGCTGGTGGGATTTTTACCAGTTGACCCTAGCCATCTACTTGGCTTTCCAGTGCGTGGGTCTATGTCGGTGGTTAAATCAATACCAGTCAACTGTTCCAACCATTGTACTGTGGCTGGTATGTCACTTTGATTGATTCGTTTGGTTACTGGTTGTCCTTTAGCGTCTTTAAAAACATTTCCGCCTTCAAACAATTGCTCAAGGCGTTTTATTTGCATGGGTTCTCCGTACTGATCTTATAAATTTTGTAGCGTCTTGATCACGAATTGCATTGATCAATTTTCGTGTCAACACCTCAGACTCAGCAGGACCATAAGATTGCTCGATTTGTTCAATCAATCTAGCGGCAACTGCGATAACATTTTGTGCTCGAGTTTCTAGAATATACTGACTGTCACGATCTGCATATCTCTCAGAGTGCAGGGTTTCGAGTTCTTCTAATATACTTTTTGTGTGTTTTTGCATGTTCGTAAGCCTTAATGATATTTATTACAAAAGTCTTTTAGATCCTGTAAATAGTTATTCAATATATCAATCCTTTATCAATGAAATCTGCAACATTTTGTGTACTTCCTTTTTATGCCTACGAATCAGCTGGGCAAAACGCTCGTAATATTTACTGTTGTCGCTGGCCAAAAAACACCAATGTAGACTCTGTACGGCAGGCCATTGCTGATGGGCAACAACATTCAGCTTGCAATTCCTGCTGGAGATTAGAAGCTCAAGGGCAAACCAGCGAAAGAATGATTCATAATCGTACCCTGGATCATTTGATGGATCGTAACATTGAAGATATTTGTGAGTCGGCATTAAATGATCAAGGCTATGTTGCAATGGTCAAACTACAGACCAGCAATTTATGCAACGGAACTTGTATAACCTGCGGTCCTGAATCCAGCACAGCTTGGCAAACACTCAACGGACAAGTAACATATCGTGTGTTAGCGGTACCTGACATAAATTGGGGTACTGTGGTATATCTGAGTTTTGTCGGCGGAGAACCACTGCTGGAAAAGAAAAATTGGCGGATACTAGAACAGTTGATCAAAGAAAAAAATACCAATTTATTTTTGACTTTTGTAACCAACGGTAGCATGGAACTCACTGAGCACCAAACAGCTATTCTAGCAGAATTTAAAAATCTCAACATCTGCATCAGCATAGATGGAATAGCAGAATCTTTTGAGTACATGCGGTATCCACTCAAGTGGGATTTGTTTTTTGCCAACTTTGTAAAATTCAAACAAATTACCGGCAATATATCTGCCAGTGTTATGGTTTCTAACATAAACATCTACTATCTAGATCAAATTGATGCATTTTTAAGAAACGAGCACATTCCAGTGATGTATAAACAAATCGAAGGACCTGCCGTATATTCTCCTTGGAATTTGCCCGATGAATTAAAACAACTAGTGATTGCAAAAAATCCCGCAGGATTAGTTGATAAATTTTTAAACATGGGGACCTTTGACCCTGAGCAATGGGCCGGATTTAAAATCAATTTAACTGCTCAAGATGAATTGAAACAAATATCAGCCAGGGTTTATTTGGGCGACTGGGGCAAGTATCTACTATAGTAACTGGCTAAATCAGGAAATGTTGTCAGCCAATTTTGATTGCGCCATTGGTCTACTTTTTCTATTTCAGCTATCATAGTTCGAATACGCTCGGGATTCTCTACAAAGTTTTTTGGCAGTAACCCACTATAGTTAGTTTTCAACATAGCATCATAATATTCCTGAGTCATTGATTCCAGAGAATATATCCCATTGGCAAGATGTGCTGTAATTTCAACTGGATCACCGTCTCGGTTTGCGGCAAAATTATTTACTAGGTCAGTTAACTGATGAATAGTAGAGAAATTAAATATACTAATAGTCTGCTCAACAAGAAACATTACATTGTTTGGAACCCGATTTCTAATAGTAAGTATGTTTGCAAAAAACTGATCAAATGTTGCCGGCCATCGTAGATAATCAAATGTACTGCCAATGCCATCGCAACTGATGTGCAGTTTAACCAGCTTGTACTTGTCTATAATTTTAAAATTAGCACGATCAATTGACTGTGTACCGTTGGTTTGAAAACACAAAGTGACCTGTTCTTTGCAGTTGGGTATTAGTCCAGCAATTGCATCTGCTACTTCCCAATAGGCATTGCCCATCAGAGTTTCACCACCGCAAAATACAATCATCTCAAGTTGGCTAAGATTGATATTTTTCAATAATCCAATCACTTCGTCGGATCTTTGTAGTTGATCTATACTGCCCGACCATTCGCCGTTGTCCTTGAGATGCTTTTGCCAGAAGCTACTGGCATTGGGTCCGCAGGTTCTACAGGCCAAATTACAACTGCGATCAAACATTAAATCCAATCTAACTGGCCCGGTATAGTCAGTCTGTTCCCCAAACTTGGCCAGTGTGCCAGTACGAAAACTAGGTAATTGAATATTTTCTAACTGTTGACAGTTGGCACAACCTGAATCCCATTGTTGTGTGTTATTCAAAGTTCGTAGAGCAGACAATTTAGGATTATTAAAAATATCTTCAGTGGCTGTGACTTCAATCAAGTCATCGCGAAGGCAACATTGATTGGCTAATATTGTGTTGCGATCTTGTTTTAGATATAACTGCAAACCACCATGGATCATTGGGCAATGTACTGGATTCATATTAACCTTTCTTGATAGCACCTAATAGCTGTTTTAATTTAGCTGATTCAACGGTTGCATTGATTTTTGGACCACCTGGCGGTATATCCAATGGGTCCTGTGCTCCTTCTTTGAGTGATGGAGTTTCCCAAGGTGCTGAAGTGGCATTACTGCCTCCAGGAGTTAAATTACTTTTAGCTTTGATTGAATCGTAGATCGATCCTTGCTTTTTAAATGGTGTGTCACTGTCGCTTTCACCTGGATCAGTTATACGCATGGTGTCAATGTTGTACTCCAGATCAATTTTTTGCCCTACTCCAGTACTGCTACGACTTTTCATACATTGAATTTGATACTTGCCACGCTCTTTCATTGCACGACTTGTAAAGATACCAAACACATTGTCAGCTGTATTGATCTTACTGATACCACCGGCAATATGACTGTGATCAAACTCAATTTCTTCCACAGCACTACGATTCAGCTGACTGGCTGTGACCAATAGTATGTTGAGTTCTTTGGCCAAGTTACGCAGTTCTTCTGCCACATATTTGTCTTTGATAAACTGATCATTAGGATTGACCTTGACCGACACTGGCATGACCAAGTCCAGGTAATCTACCATAACAAAGTCAACTTTAATACCTGTTTGTATCTGCACTTCTTTCAAGTAACTGCGAATATCATTTACATTGCTCTGTGCTGGCAAAGCCTTGACACGATACTGTCCGGCTTTCTTACTGACCATTTTGACTTTGAGTGTGGTGGTATCGATATCCTTGCGGATATCCTTGGTGCCCATGCCAGTCAACATGGCATCAGTTCTTAGACTGGTCAATTCTTCACTCAACTCCAGTGTGACATATACTCCACTGAGCCCTGCTTGTAGCCAACTCAAGGCAATGTTCATCATAACCAAACTCTTGCCTGATCCTGATCCACCTGCAAAAATATTCAACTCTCCTCGACTGAATCCGCCATACAACAGTCGATCCATTTGTGGCCACCCTGTGCTGACTTGTCCACCTGAATTGTAGTATTTGTTGATCCTTGCGGCAGGATCTGCAAAGTAGTCAGTGCCCATGTCTTTGGTCAAACTAATCTGTACTGCATCTTTGATTAATTTTTCTACTGGGTCGTAGTCGCCTTTTTCCAATAGGTCTGCAGATTTTAAAATAGCTCGCTCTAGTTCTTGTCGACGAGTAAAGCTCTCAAACTCTTCCATGAACCATTCAAAGTGTCCTTCGTTTAGATCTGGTATGCTTTCTAACTTTACATTGGTAACTGCTGTTATTTGTTTTATGTCAGGCAAAGTTTTAAATTCAGCCGCATGCTTTTGTATGAACTCAGCCGCAGGTCTAATGCTTTTGTCAAAGTTTTCTGGATTAAAAATGTTTTGCACACGCACATAGCTGGTTGCATCTTGCAACATCATTTCTAAGAAAAATTTCTGTATTTGTACTGTGTAGTCTTTGGTCATGTTGTTAGTATTTTGTTATAGGTCCAGATAGTGCTGTGCGCCAATTGGTGTTTCGTAGGCCATCTAGTTTTGTAAAGTATTCTAACCACATGGTATTGGTTTCTTTGCACAAGGATCCAAACAACCCCATGGCTCCTGGTAAATCACTCACTGATTGTAACACACTTTCTGCGTCAGCTCGATAGCTATCGGGCAGATATTTAAGATTCAGTGCCTCGCCGCCGAAACTTACTGGTTCAATACCACGCACAAATATTTGACTGGCATCGCCTTGATTGCCGGTTTGGCAATGCTCCTGCCACCAGGTATAAAACTCAGGCAAGTTAAAAATGTTGTGTATGCCCACAATGGCATCCACTTCAATCAGTATGCAAGGTCCGGTTAATTCTCTAAACCACTGTATGTTTTGTTCTACTTCAGACCACTTGGCCGGATATCGTGTGTACTCAAATGTAGATCCAACGCCATCTAGACTGAAGAATAATCTAATCCAATGTGCTTGTTTCCATAGTTCGATCCAGCGGTCAGATGGTCGTATTGTTCCATTGGTTGAGTAACTTAAACTGACTTTTGATAACCGACCAATGTTGTTTAAATGTTCAAGTATTTTTAAATTATCAGGATTCATCAAGGGCTCACCGCCGGTGAAATGAATGTGCTCAACTTCAGACAAATCTAAATGTTGCCATGCGCTTTCAGGATCTTTGTTTAGTCTAATGGTAGGAGTAGCAGAATCAAACAAATGATAATTTGTATTCCATGCACTGCTGTATAAGCTACTACAGGAAATACAAGTTAAGTTGCAGGCAAGACTTTGTTCAAGGTGTAGTTTTTTTATTTTATTGCCCGGAGTCCAATAGTGCTCTCCTTGACTGCGCTCTCGTTCGTTGGCAATATGGCCTGGCTGTCGGCAATATGTTGAGCATACCGTTGGTATTTTTGTTTTTGCCTGTTGCCTTGCATCCAACAGATATGGATCATCAAAGTCAACTTTGTCTACTATATGTTTGTCTTGCCAACAACACATGGCAATCTTGGTATCCCCAGATTGAGTTGATCCTATGTAAAGTCCTTGATCATAATACGGACAATAGGTACTAGATGGATAATCGTTTTGCAAGTTGTCTCTTTCTTAATTCAATTTTTAGTCGACTGTTTTCTTTGGCAGCCATAATTGACACCAGTGTGCTAAGGCGTCCATATTTTATCACAGCATCATTGACGTCTTTGCAATCTTCCCAGTCTGGAATGCTGACGGACCAGCCTAGTTCAATGGCACGATCAACTAGTTCTAGACCAGCCGAGTCTTGGTCTGGTACCACAACAACTTCTTTACCTAAGCTTCTTATCAATCTTGCTTGTGCATCACTCACTGTGTTGTGCATCAACGCCAGCCCACTGATTGACAGTGCATCAAATATACCTTCCATGACTAGAACATATTGCCATTCAGTCTTTTGTAAATCTGTTCCAAACACATATCCAGGTTGACTGTGATTGATATACTTAGGTCCACTGCCGCTTAACATTCTAGCACACCAACCCACTACAGTATTGTCATATGTAAAAGGTACGATCACATGTGGTCTGGTCCAGTGTACTCCGTCATTGTGCATCTGTACCATGATGGGGTAATCCTCAGGCACACATCTTTCTTGAACATACTTCCAGTAGTCTGCATGCTCAGGAGTCAACAACTCTACATGAGGAGGAAAATCATCAGACTCTTCAAATGTTATGTTACTTAATGCGTTGAACAACTGTTGACGTTCGTCAAGTATACCTTCTACACTGCGATGCTTGATGCTTTCTAAGTTGAGCATGTCAATGTCCCGTTCAGGAACATTCAACAATCCCAATAACTTGCGAGCTTTAAATCCTAAAGTGCGTCCCAGTATAAAGCTGGCGGTAAATTGACAATTGAAGCAGTGATAACTCCAGCCTTGTGGGCTTAGTTTTAGGCCTCCTCGTTGCCGTTTGTCTGCACAACAAGGAGCATTGAAACTGATCCAGCCCGAAGGAGTTTGTTTTCTTTTACCGGGCAAATATGAAACTACATCAATCATACTACTAGTTTACACTAGATTGTACAAAAAGTAAATGCTTATCGGTATTTTATGTCTACGATATTGCCAGAAGTATTGTTGATCTGCAATCTTAGCAATGGGTGGAATCCTTGTACATTGATATAATTTCTAGATTCCGTTCCAGCGTAGGACGCCGAACTAATAGTATACCATGATCCATCCATGTCGGTTGCACCTTGTACAAATACATTGCCCACAAAGCTGTCGGGAGTAAGTTGTAGTGTCATCAATCCCGAATCAGTTGTGTTAATAACCGAAGTATAACTAGTGCTCAAATCATGCGGATCTGAGGGATTGTGCCCTTGATCAGGAACATCCACTGATGTACTTGCAACAAAGGAAGGGTATACTGCATCCACTATGTCTAGTAATCCACTGCTGGCGGCATTCTCATCAATGTAAACACCTTCGTTTAATACCCCGCTGGTTCTGTCCAAGCTCCAGCGGGCAGGCTGTGCAGTTATAGCATCCAGTGCTGCCGAAGCCAACAGCAGTTTGGCTCGTCCTTGGACCAAGCTCAACGGGATTAAATCTGACGCAATCAACAAAGTGGTTCCATCTTGACTAACAGCTCTAAAAGTAAAGGTACTGCCCGTAATATTGACAGGTTTTTGATCTTGATTGACAAACTCAAACAAAATCACATTGTCAACTCCCCGATTTAGAGTTAATTTTTTAGAATACACTGGGTTATACCTCGCTGTTAAATTAGTTGTGAGACTGCTGTCAATGATTAATACTTGATGGTTTTGATGATATAAATAAGCCGTGGTTGAATACATAACAATCTCCTTAAATATTTATGAGCAGTAATTTGTTCTCTAAACTCACGGATCGCTATCCATTTATAACCCTGTGCTTGTACTCAGGCATTGAATATGTAGGGATAATTCAAAATAGAGATGATGCTGTTACGACCATCTACGACTATGGTACAATACTAGATCCCGAACTTAAAATACTCTACTTGGATTTGGCTGCGGTTTGGTGGTGGGAAAGCAACAGGAGTATTCCTATCAACATCTTTCTCAAGCGAGATTGGGATCCATTTAAATCCTGTTTGAAAACTTTCAGCAACAAGGATCTAGAAATACTACACGGTCCTGTGTGCAGTCTCAGCGACATTGTCAAGAAGAAAACCAAGCGAAAATCAATTACACTTGTTCGACGGCTTGATTAAGTAGATTCATGTGCAGGGTTACCAAAGCCGCATAACTTATTGCATGAGACTTTTTAAAAGTGTAACCTTTTGATTCGTCGCCATCCCAAACTGTTTTAAACACTTCCTCCCAGGGCTGTCGCTGTAGGTGTGCTTTGCCGGGTCTAATAATACTGATAAAAGCAGCCATCCTAGGAATACTGTCGGGCTTCATGGCAGATAGTAAATCAGTGTAATTTCCAATGTGCACTAATTGTCGTGCCCAAGCAGAATCTAACCATAGTCGTTGCCAAGGTGGTGTAGCTGACAACATTGCATCATAATGTGTGGGATCTTTGATCATTTGATACACGCCCATGTTCAACAAATCAATCTTAAAGTAACCTCTGGCCTCGGCTGTTTCGTAGTCTATGCTGGCACAGTTGTTGACTGGAT